TACAGTAACTTTGTCATCTTGTATCTGACTAACACCTGTACTTCCGTCAACTGTTGTTGCCATTTCTTTTCTCCTAAATTAACCGTCTACTAACCAAGAACTACCAGATGGTATTGTAACTACTGCAGGTGCAACTACCGTAATTGGTCCTACACTGTGTCCGTTTGTTCCTGATGTCATTGTGTAGCTAGCTGTTATTTGTTGTTTGTTTTCATATACTGCTCCACCTGCTGAAGCGCCTCCACCGATTGAACCCCATGCACTAGCTGCATATCCTTCAAATTCATCTAACTCAGAATTATATCTAAGCATACCTTCTGTTGCAGTGCCTGGCGTACCGCCTGTACCTGGTCTTTGAGCTGTAGTACCTGTAGGGGTACTAATAGTACCTGTACCAGTAAATACTAAATTATTAGGAACCGGTGCAGTACCTGCATTAAAAGTAACAGAATCTCCTACAGCATTACCTAAAGTTACATCTCCTGTTGTACCTAGAGTAGTAAAATTACCTGTACTTGGCGATGTATTACCAATAGGGCCTGGTGTTGCAAATCGTGCTGTAAAGCCTGCGCCTGAAACTAATCCTGAAGCTGAGAGTGTTGTAAATACACCCGCGCCCGTGTGGTGAGAATCTGTTACTACAACATTTGTACCGTCTTGATATAAAGACATAGAGGTAGTAGTAGGTACTTCAATACCTGTACCAGAAGGAGTTTTTACTGTCACCGCAGTATTTGATGCATTATTAACTATATAGTTTTTACCACTTGATAAAAGCGGAACTACTAAATTTGATGAACCCCCAGAACTTCCAGTAAGATTTAGTCTTAGGTGACGGGCAGTTTGCGAGGCGTTGGATGAAGTGCTCCATGAAAGTACAGTATCTGTACCCGTAACTGCTTGAGTGACAGTACCTACAATTGCTTCTTCTAAAGCAGTTCCAAGATTGGTATTAGTCGTTGTCCCCCAAGTACCTGACTGTTCGCCGGTTCCTATAAGTTCAATTGATAAATTTGAATATGTTGACATAGTTTATTCCTTATCCTGTAACTATCTCTGTCCAATTAGGGACTTGAGTAGTATCTATTATAACCCAATTAGGGTTGTTTATGGTAGGGGCGTGCCCCTCTAAATTCAATGCGCCTGCGGCGGGTTGTCTGACTAATCCTATTAATTCTGTTGGTGCTATTCCTACTAATACTAATGTACCAGTTAATGGTTTTATAATTAACCCTATTGTATCTCCTGGTGCTGTTCCAGCTAAAGTTAATGCAGCTGAAAGTGGAGTTACTACCGTACCTACACTTGGCGCAACTCCAGTTAGAGTAGCTGCTCCAGCACTTGGTATAACTACGTCACCTCTAAGTAAACTCGGTGCAAACCCTGCTGTAGCTAATGCTCCGGCAGTTAAGAAAAGTATTTTTCCTTCTAACGGTATGGGTGCAATACCCGTTAATGTTGCCGCTCCTGATGGAGGTGTTAAAGTAGCAGTTCTAAATACATCTGGTGCAAACCCTGCTAAAGTTAATGCTCCTGCTCCTGGTGCTCTACTTTCTACTACTCTCGATACTACCCCTGCTAAAGTTAATGCTCCTGCTGGTATAGTAAGATTTACTTGGTCATTTGTACTTGGTGCAATCCCTGTTAAAGTTAATGCTCCTGCTGGAGGAGATACATTAAATTCATCTACTACAATAGGTGCAACCCCCGCAAGAGCCAATGCTCCCGCTGGTGGGTCAATTACAATTCCATCACCCCAAGGACCTGAACTCCAGGTTCCGCGTCCCCACCCGGTAGTAGCCATTGACTACTCCTTAAGTAAGCGTAAAGATGCCCGCGCCGGCAGGTAAAACAGTTAATGTATTAGGGCTAGCTACAGTAAATTGAGCTGATGATAACTGACAATAACATAGAAGTTTCCCTGCAGCATTTTGTATGCCCGCATTTCTAATGTTTGTCAAAGATGCACCAGAAGCTGTAAACGCTAAACCTACTGTTGATATAGTAAATTTATATTTATTAGCTGCTGAACCTACTACCCATTGACCTACGGCTGGTACTAAAGCTCTACCGCCTGAAGTATATCCGCCTGTCGCTGAAATTTCACCTGTTACCGATGCAAAAGTGCTTAATGTAAGTGTAGACACATTAGATGTAGTTCTTGTTAAAAACATTTTAAAGTTATCTACCCCAAGTTTTATAGTCCCATTGCCTAAATTTAATTTAGCTTTGTTGTATATTTGCCACGCTGTTGCTGCCATGTTAAATCTCCTTAATATCGGTGTATGACGCACCGGTTTCTAAAATATGATGAAGTAACCCCCCACCATAGACCTCTAGCTCAACTTCATTTCCTAATACGGTTATCAAGTCTATAAATTCTTGCGCTTGAGATGCCATCCAAGGGTTACAGCTAAATATTTTTCCGCCCACGTCTACGGGTAAAACTAACTGTCCATCATTTTCTTCTTGTTCATATGCGTGATGCTTTCCTTCTTCTAAACACGAGTCACTTCCAAATAAATGAAATCTTTTAAAGCCTAACATTCTAAATAACGGTATAGCCCTTAATAAAACTGTAGAGCCTCCTCTTACGGGATACCATGTATCATGTTCTTGTGCAATTATTTCACTAATTTCATCTGATTGTGTATGCCATAAATAAGTTCTATCTTTAGGTAGTCCCTCAAAACATACAGGATTACACTGTGAAGCTAAAAAATATTTGCAGTCATCAACGACTGGTTTTGTAAATCTGGCATTAAATTCTCTTGCATCTACCATGACCATAGCAGACGGGGTTAAACTATTATCTATACACCATTTATAGGCATTATTAATAGTTATAAGTTTAACACCTTTTGCCCTTAATTCCTTTATTTTTTTAAGCTGTCCTTTTACTGAAGGGCCTCCTCCTACAATCATAACTTCAATATCATTAGTAGGGTGTGGTTGAACTTGTATATACCCTTGTTTAATATTATGAGCTACATTTTTCTTTATCTGTTCATTGCTAGTATTAACTGTGCCTGCATCTACCATTGCACGTCCCGTTCCTCGGAAAGTTACATAAAACATAGATGTATCATCAGTTTCTTTTGACCAATGAATAATACACTGTCTTTCATTAAACTTATTTAACCACCATTTATAGTCATGTACACTTAAGTGTAATTTATGACCTAAAAGAATACCCATCCCATCATCAACAGTGGATATTTGAAAAAACACATGTTGTGCAGAAGCTAAACAATTATCTAACACCTTATCCACATGGTGAGGTCTAATATGTTCCATCACATCAGCACAATATCCATACTCAGCTTCTACGGGTAAAGGCTCTGATAAATCTGCTTCTACAAATTTAAGAGTATGCTTTTGAGCCTCTAACATAGGAACTATATCTGCATCTAAACAATTAGGTGCGAAGTCTACAAAAGTTACATCTAGCTCTCCAAAAACTGCAAGATTTAAACCGCCTCTTCCTGTACCACAACCTAAATCTAAAATTGTAGCCTTTGCTTTAGGGTTCGCTTGTTCTAAAAATATATGTGATACTTGTTCACCGGGAGAGTAATCTCTATACTCCGGTTTATCCCACAACATTTTATATAAATCTTTTTCTTGTGGTCTTGCATTTGATACTTTTACTTTTGGTGCTTCACTTATTACTCCAGCTTGTGCTGTCATGTTATCCCTTTCTACTCAAATCGAATAAGAGCTTCAGTGGCATTATTGCCTGGGAACTCTATGTTTAATGTTTCATTATTTACTGTTTTATCTCCACCAAAATCTAAAATAGCTACAGTGTATTGTAAACCATTACCTCCAGTTGCTCTATAGATAACGGCTCCTCTTGCTGTAAATGTAGATGATGTCCAAGAAGTATTTCCAAAATTAACCCAACCTACAACTGGGTCAAAAGAAAATCCAGGGTCAGATACAACTAAAGTATTTCCACCTGCAGTATACCCTGCTCCTACAACTTCATTGGCGGTATCATAAACTACATCTGTATTGCCCGGACTTGCACTTGCTGCTTCAGTATAAAGAGCTATCTTGTATGTTTGAGTAGCACCAAAATTTAACTCCCCTGTTAGTGTTAAATATTTTAGTCCAGTAGTTAATCCTTGTACAATAGATGCCATTATGCGGGCCCTCTACTACCCCTAACGGGTATTCTAGGTTGACCACTTCTATAAGAATCACGAGTATTTTTACCCTCACCTAATCCTAATAGTTCTATCATTGCTTCTTGATATCGTTTATCTAACATACCCATTTTCTCTGCGTCTGTCATTAGGTAAGTATTCGCTTCCAACAACGACCCATAAAGTAAAGCGGTTGAGTAATTATCACCCAGCCAAGACTGACCACTAGCGGCAGTAGTAATAGACTCAGGATAAAAAAAGTAATGAAGCTCAGCACCATAACCTGTATCAGGTGTAGGACCGAGTATAAATGTTTCGTCATCAAAGACAGCATAGTATTTAGGTTTTCCATAATGTGCGACATCAGTATCAGGGAAAGATTCTCTAATAAAATTAACGTCTTTGTTTAAAAGAAAAGTGTACTCGTTTGTTGTATTATCTATAACGGCTAAACTATAAGTAGCTAACCAATCTAATGGTACATTTAAATATTTATTACCAAATGTAATAGTCCCTGTATCATTTCTTCTAAGGTCAGGTAAATTAACAGAGTTAAATATTCTATTCTCTGCTTGAGTAATAAATGTATTTACATCAACTGTTGGGTATGAGTTCTCAGTATACGACTCTATTTGAGCCACTAATTCTGCGTAAGTCATTGCTTATCCTTATACTAGTGGACCGCGAGCTTTAGTGCCTTTAGTAGCTGCACCATTACCACGAGTTTCTACACCTGTTGTCTTAACATTTTTC